GTTTAATGATCCGTCCCACCCAGTGGTTTTAGATCCAATTAGTTTTAATCTATACTGTCGACTGCCCAATTCTGGTTTATATATAACATCAGCAAACACAGTTGTGTTGTCAAATACTAATACATGTTCATATTGAACCAACTGCAATTCTATAAATGCAATAGTTTGTCCAGAAATTACAGTAACAGTTGTACGTCCCGGTTCTTTTAATACTGCAATTTCGTCGGCTTTGATAACATTAAAATTTGGTCCCAATACTTGAGTATTAGAAGTTTGCCCAATGACTGTATCCACAACTGAATCAGTTGAAAACAATTGTAGTGTGTAATGAACTGGGCTTAATACTAATATATTACCTTCGTTCCACCCTTGCAAAGTCCAACCTAAAAATTCTTTTGCACTTAGTATCCAATTTTTTACTTCACCAAGATCTGAATCATATGCTTCAAATATAAAACCCTGGGACATTAAAAATCGTTCGTAGCCAACTAAAAAGTCAACTAACTCTTGCGATGAACCAAATTCAAATCCATACGGTACATTTATTTTTTGATCAATGTAATCTTTATATATAATTGCAGTTGCTGTTACTGCTTCAATTCTATAAAAATTGCCATTTATTAAACTAGGTATAACTGTAAAATAAGGATATTTTAAATTATATCCATTGATAACATAACCGCCTGTAGTTTTAGAAATAATAACCCCACTGTAGGTTGCACTACGTATAGGCGAGCTTTTATTTAAATGAACAATGTAATTTTCAGATGGAATAATAGCAGATTGATTTACACTGTTAGGACTATACTGTTCTACCAGAGCAGTGAAATAAGATTTATCACTATAACCAGACATCCTATATCCTAGTCTAATATCCAGATTACTAATTGTAGTTCTTATTTTTTGTGCAGCATTAATTCCTAAATTAGTCAGATAACCATGTATCCAATTTACGTAACTTGACGATCTGGTTATTGCACCTGACACTACTTCTCCGTTAATTAGCAACGACTCTGGAGTTATTCTCTTTTTATTATTTTTTAAAACATACTGATTTATTACCGGATCGTTGATATACGAAGAGGTATTAAAAAATAATCCAAAATACTTAGCAGGTTTTAATAACGCTATTGCACGATGTAATGAAAATACATATTCGCTGGTATTTCTCCAGGCCGACTCAACTGGCCCTTGATCTCCTATTGCATAACTTTGATTAAATGTAGTCCCATTATATTTCTTTACTAATTTAGACACCGGAGGTAATAATTCCCCGGCATCATTAACTGGAATAATTTTCAATAATCCAGGCCTTGCATATTGTGTATTAGTGGTACGATCGCCGCGATTAAATCCATATGCCAAATCGGTCCACATTTGAGTTTTGGAAGGTGTATAGGGGGCGGCGCCATATGTAGGTTCCCACCAGACTGGTTTATTTTGTAGTCCTAACATTTCCCATGGGTGTGTGTGCGGGCGACACGTATCATAGAAATATTGATAAATTCCTTTCCAATAACCTGGCAACAATTCATCATTAATAGAATCAGATGCTTGATTATAATTCCAGCTGAATTCGTTATTGGATAAGAAATATTCATTGCTGCCAATGTCTAGTTGATTAGTTCCTATCCATTTTAAAAAATCAGAATTTAATACTTCATTAAATTCAAGCCTGGTATAGTCATTATTTCTAAACTTGCCGGGTACAAATGTAAATACATCAAATAATTCAGCATTGTATTCTACTTTAATGTTATTAAATATTCTTTTTTCAAGTTCTAGTAGATAGTCGTCCCGCAAATCATTAAAAACTGGAAGTCTACTTCCGTCATGTCCTTGTATTACATTTATAGGTGTTCTGAATGCTGTATCTACAAATATACTTGGAACAAATTTAGGATACATTCCCATTTTAGTAGGTGTTTCGGGCACATAACTACCGTCAGTATTTTTGTAACCTTTTATTGTAAGTAAATCACCCTCGTACAATAACACACTATCACTAATAGTAATATAAGGATTACCATTAGTAATGGTGTATTCAACATCAATGACTAATAATCTATTATTAAGATAAACAAGAACAGCACAATTTGATGGACCATTTTTTGGATACATTTTATCGCCAATTGGCGATAGATATATATTATTCAGTGTATACAGTCTAGTCTGTGTATTAATTATTTTATATGTATCTAATACAACATAATCGCCCCATGGAATCATATCTGAATAATGCCACGGAAATGTTTGATTTTTTACACCGTTGATAATTTTTAATATCATATCAACACCAGCTGGTGTATTATTACGGGGAAGCCCCGGTGTGTTTACACATAGTTCTAAAAACTTATTTTTAAATTTTGAATAATCACTACGTGCAAATTCAATACTATTAATAAAATTAAGATGCGGATCAATTAAAAACAACGATGCATAAATTGTAGGCGCCGAGTGTTGTAGAATTAAACCATTTTGTGCATTAGTATTCAGATCACGTAGATTATTTGATGAAATAGGATTTCCAATTAATCCAATAGTATTTTTTCCAATAGCATTCCAATGCCCTCTGAGTTGTCCTAGTGTTACGTTTGTTATATCATAGTTTTGTGCATTAAATTCTAAGTTACTTGGAATTTGATAATAACCAAGATCACTAATTGATTTTTTATTATAAATTAATATATCAATCTTATCACCGTCAAGGACTGTAGTTAATATATTAACAGCATGTCTGATCCCTACCGTTTCTATAACAAAATCTTCATTTTTAATTAGTACATTATTAACAAAAACTTTTATGTTTGGCTGATTTACTATATCACCGGGCAGTATATCAATTTCAAAATAGTTAGTTGTACCATCGGACAAATCTGCTATATGTTGATATTGTTTTGTAGGCTCTGATATAGATTGCCAAACAGTGAGCAAGCTATAAGTATTTCTTCCAGTGCGTTTACTTAAATACCCAATCGACGAAATATTTAATGTTTTATAATCATATGGTTTATATGTAAATGTATCAGTTTCAAAAGAATTTACAAAATTGATATCTGATATTGAATTACCTATGCCAGTATACCGCAATTTGATACCAAGTATAGGATCTGATATACTACTGCCTATGTCATAAGAAAATACAGTTGTTCCAGCAAATTTACTTTCGGTGTACTTAGATGGACTAGATAAACTAATGCCATCTTTATCAACTACATCAAATTTAATAGGAGTGTTAACATCTTTTTTATATTGTGCATATGCCCAGACTCCTGAATTTAACCAGAATGTGTTTTTTTGATTAAGTCCAGTCCTGACAACCACCGAATCATTATTGACTGCTGTCTTTATTTTGCGTAAAGTAATTTTAGGATAATTAAATTTTACAACTACTTCGTTACGAGTCACTAATGCAGGCGACTCTAAAATCATTTCGTTGTTACTAAAAATTGATTTTATTTTTCCAATATACGTATTATCCACTGCATATAACAATGTACCCGGTATATATTGATCTCTGAATGTTGTTCTATTACCATCTAATATTTTTTCATAAACTCGATTTGATCCCTGACGTATGTTAACATATCCGGTGCCAACTCCATTAAATGATGTTGCAGTAGTTTGATTTTTAAATTCAATTCTAAATAATGCATTTCTAACATTACTACTAATATCATTGGGGAAAATAGCTACTTATTTTCTATATAATTTAAACGTCTAATAGACGCATCATTGACATATTTGTCATTAACATCAGTGTATGCATTTAATATTTTTTCGCCAGTTCCTACAAAATTAGTGTCGGCCCTATCTATTATAGCAAGAAAGTTCTTTCCACTATTAAATAATTGTAAATCTTCTTCAAATTCGATGATTGGTCTATTTGCTCTTTTAGTTGGATCAATCTTTACTGTTGTTTTATTATATTCAGCTGCTTTTGCAATTATATCTTCGTGGAACCATCTATTGCCGCGAGCCCATGCATTTAAATCTGTTGTTGATTTATTCATAACAATATAGTCGGGTATAGCGACACTGTTTGCTATTGGTTGATCTAATCCAAGAGTATCAAATGGTTCTTGATCAAATGGCACACTAGATTTCGTGTCAACGCTCTCAACAGATTCTAATAATATTATATCAATTAATTTAATTGATTTTCCAACACCTTCAATGATATATTTTGAATTGCGATACGAATTAGGAAATACAGTGTTATCAAAAACAACTGTTAACCCATTGGTAAACACTACACCGTTAGGACTAGTGTATGTAACCTTGCCCAATATATCCGAATTAACATTAATTGCATTACCCGGAAAATCAACAATGTTGATTTTTCCCACTATAGATTCATTGTTTTCGTCTTGATAAAACAATGTTGATAAAGGTGCAGTAATTGGAGGAGATAGTACTAAATTATCTCCTGAATTTTTAAAGAATTCTTTACCAGCATTTGCTCCATAATTAATTCTAATTTTATACCCCAACGGTATTGTTCTAACAAACTCCATTTGTATTTTAGAATTTTGATTAATAGTAATTTTCCAAAGACCATGTCGTTTATCTATTGGTACTGGATTACCCGTATAATCAATCCAGTTATCAGGATTTGTACTAGTTGATGTAAAAACAACATAATAACCTTGTGGATATCGAGTTGAACCTTCAATTTGATCCATTGCATTATTACCGTTTACCCAAAACTGACCGTCAATTGCAGAGAACGGTTCACTAATAGCATAATCAATAAATCCCAATGATGGCATTTTAAAATAATAATCTTGCGAATCTTTGTCTGGCACAGTAAAAGTAATAGTTCCGGATTCGGCACCGTTATTTTCAATGCCAATAATATCTCTAGTAGAGATAGTTTGATTAAAATCTTTAAAGCCATCTATACCAACTTCTGTTTGAATCCAAAATTTGGCACCGGGCTGGTTGACGTTAAATTTATATACTGCGCCACGTACTAATGTTATAGTTGAATTTGGAGTGGAGTCTTGATTTATAGTAGCATAACCGCCTGGATCATTTCTAGTAATGACAAATGTTCTATCATTGCCGGGTGTGCCTGCAGATACTGTTACAGGATCGGTACCTGTTGGTAACCAAAAATATCTGGTATAGTTAATAAATTTGTCAAAATTAATTCTAGGATTAAAACTATAATATTCTGATTCAAATAATCTATTATGATTTTCTGTTATCCCGCCATGATTTGCAACTTTTTCTAATAGGTCTTGGTAATCTGCATATAGGTCAATACCATTACTAGTATTTTTAATAACAACAGCCGGTTCAAATTGATAATTTTCTCTGCTAACTGTAGGCTCGTTGATAAAATTATCACTAGGTTTATTAACCGGTGAAAACTTTCTTCCTATAAATCCATTGAACTTGGAAATATCTGGTTCGCTGACCAATTGATCTAGTGTTGCACCAAGAAATTTCTTATTGGTTTCCGTTTGAAATATACTCGGAAGAAGATTTAGTGTCTTTCTAGTTGCCATTGTTTACCTATTGTAATATTTTAATAAGTCAGGGACACGCCTTGATTTAATTGCATTGCCGTAACTGCGCTTATGATTTCGACATTTTCAACTGTAGCAGCACTAATAATAATTTCATTTGCCTCTGCATTAATTTGATAAAGAGTACCAAATTTAATTGTACTATCTCTTGGAACAATAATAATACTAGCAATGTTAGGGCTTAAAATTTGATGTAAATAGGCAGACAATTCACTGAAATAAAATGTTTCACCAAAGTCCCAATTGTCAATACTAAAATAGTCATTTATAGCATTAATAACAGACACTTTGATATCTGCATCACTGATATTCAAATTTGGATTTTTTACAACTTTAAATATTGCCTGTAAATTATTAATAGCTTTTAATCCAAAAATAGGTTTATATATTGCATTTTGAAATACAACAGTGTCGCTGATTGATTTAATTTCATTTAGTCCTGAGAACGATAACGATAACTCAGTGCTAGTAGGCGGTGACGGCTGACTAATTGAATTTGATGTATCGTTGATCCATGCTCTATAGTCGGTGTCGTATGCAGATGTTAGAAGATATATATCTATAATATTACTAACACTAGGATCAATCCTACGTGTATTAGGAGAATTATGTCTATATTGATAATTCAGATTTTGTCTGCCAGTAAAATATTTGTATTTTGTTAAACTTTCACTAACATAGTTAGCGTTTTCGGTCTTTGAATGCAAAATTGAATAAAATGCATCATCGCCGGGCGCATAAAATATATCTCCCACTGAGTAAGATGCCGATACGGCAACAATTTGTGACCTTGTATTGAACTGCGTAGTAACTCTTGACAGATCTAATATATCCAAGTTTACGTATTTTGTATATCCTGTACTTGTAGTTAATTCAAAAAATACCAATTTGCTTATTGGATTCACTTCTGGATTAACCACTATGTTAAATATGTTTGGATCGTCAGGAACTCCGTCATTGTCAGAATCTGAATATGTTATATATATTCTACTACTGTCAATGGTACCATCCGAATTAGTTACTTTGTCTAAAACATCCCATACAACTGTTTTTCCAATTGGCATTGGTGAGTCGGGCCCGGGATTCGTTCCAAGTATTTTTATATGATCGTATATCACACTTGCTGTTTTACTATCATATACTTTTAATGCTTGATCATAGTAAAATGTGGTTTCCATTGGGCTATAGAAGATATAATTAATACCTTTATAACTAACAAGATATGTTCCATTTTCATTGCTGTAATCAAATTTAATTGACCATTTATCATTTGTTATGTCTGTTGGGCTTGCTAATTGCCAATTTTGCATTGTTGAATTATATAATATAGCAAAATTCTTATAAGATGTTATATTATTAACTAATGCGGTTGTAAATCCTGCTCCAAAATTAGTTTTGTATGCTGGCACAATATATTTAATTATAGCCCCTGTAGGTATTTTAGTGTTCAATGATACTGGCCCTGCACCATTGGTAAAATTACCCAATCCATCATTTGTACCATCACCAATGATATCAACCACAGCCGCATATAATTCAAGTTTATCTTCAGGGCCAACCGGTGCTCCTGTTATTAAGTTATTTCCTGCATTGAAGTAACTACCGTTCGGAGCAACAAATCTTATTATTGCACCTGCTCTGAGGTATTTTGCTACAGACCCCAATGCTCGAACCGATAAAGGAGTAAACGCAGGTCCAATGAAATATCCATTTGAGCTATTACTTCCTACCGTACTTAAATGCCAAGATATAGATGCCTCTATTGCTTGACCAACTGTTGTTGCAAAATAATTAGGATCTCTTGTGTCATGATCAGTTGCTATAAAATTAACGCCCGGTGCATTCCTACTAGCCCCTAATAGGGTAAAGTCGGTGACGCCAACTTTATTAATGATATAACGTCTACCTGTAACCAAAGCAGTAGCCGGTGTTAAGCTATTAGCAGAATTAATAATTGTTAAATTTTTATAATAGTAATGCAACGATCTTTTATCAGGAATAATTTTATTAATTATTTGATTATATACAATTTTACGAACATCGTTAGCAGATACAAATCCAAACGAAAATGTGTTTATGAAATTTTCAGTGTAAATTGCACCATCTTGACCAAATGTATTAGTGCTACTGTACTTTCCAGTTGTATCTAACATGTCAAGATACCTACTTAAACCGCTACTAGTTCTATTAATAGACTTGGCTTTAATAATATTGCTGAAAGATGTGTAAGGCAATATGTTATAGTCTTCACCGGTTATCATACGATTTTGCGTATAATATTGTTGTGGTGCTTTTTGTCTTATTGCATCTGTTGACTCAGTTGGTACTGCATTTACTACTGTATATTTTAAACTAGCACGAATTGTAACTGTTTCTGGCCTATTTTTTCTACTAATATATCTAATAGATATAGCAATAGATCGCATCTCGTTGGGTGTTATTTTATAATTTAATCCATTACTAGTTCTATAGTATAATCTGAAGTCGCCTTGTGGCACATTTGAGAATGATCCGTCACCAAAAGTTAAGTTAATTTGGTCTGATGTTCTTGTACCAATTTGATATAAATTTCTATCTTCAACTTTGTTGTATATAATGTTAATACCAGTAGTAGAAGGAACAGCCGACCATAGTGATTGCGTTGTACCGTCGGTGTTTAATTTATATAACCATACATCAGTATTGTTAATATTGTTAATATCAATGCTAACAACTTTGTTTGGCACAGCCTCGGGTATATTAAAATCAAAACTAGACATTTCGCCTTGTTTGAAATAAAAGAAAAATCCTGTACTGTTACTGGAGTTGCCGTTGTTGTCGGATCTATACAAAACATTAAACGCTTTTTCGTAGTCAGGCGCAGCTTCGTATATATATGTTTTTCCTAAACTTGTTCCGCTAACCACTTCAAATGAAGATGTAGTATCTTCAATTGTTGCTTCAAATCTGAAAATAGGAACCGCAGTAGTTATATTGTTTATGCTGTATTCGTCAGTCATAATTCCATTTATAACTTGACTATGAGCAGGTTTTCCTATTATTTGGCTACCAACCAACGATGCATTTAAAATGGTAGTAAATTGTTCTAGCCAATTATCATTAGCTGGGTCATTCCAAGTAATAATAGTATTACTTAGATCAAATCCATTGCTATCAAATAGCGATTCGGTAGTGCTTACACTTTCAATTTTTAAATATCCACTAGCCGGTACATTTCTTTTAGGGTTGTAGCTAACCAATTTTGCTAGTTTTAATATACTTTCTCTGCGTTCAGCAGTGTCAATAAAGTTTTCTCGAGCATTTAAATCGGTCCTAAATGCTAAATTTTGCCCCATGAATGCTATTAAATCAATCAATGCAACAAATTCACTACTTTCTGTAAAATCGTTAAAGTCCTCAGGATAGTATAGCTTGATATAATCAATCATACTCTTGCGCAGAGTTTCAAAGTCGTAGGTAGTAAAATCGGCCTCGCGGAAGGTCTGATAGATTTTTTTCCAGTTTTCTGCTGCGAGCAGTCCGGTTTGTCGAGATATAATAGCCATGTTATAAGACTCTGTTCATATATTTATTATGTAATTA